CTTATATTGTAGTAATTGAAAATGGAGAACAAGCGTTAATTGATTTTCCTGATTTATTTAAAAAAGTTAATCAAGAAATACCAAGTAATGCACAATTTTTAATATACAATAATTTATAATGGATATAAGAAAAATATCAATAGGACCGGACTACAAAAGTGGTGCAATGCACTATTTAGTTGGTCAAAAGATACTTGGGGATTCCCACGAAATCCATCATATTAAAAGACAATCTAAGACAGGAAATATCTTAATTTACATTATTAACAAAAAAGAAGAGGTAGTCTTGTGGAAAGAGTTTACCTTTACCATTCCAATTTCAATCGAATTTAATATAGACTTTTAATGAAATCTCCATTCTACTTTATAGTAAAGCCTATGAATGGAAAGCGTTACGATAATACAAAAGACATAGGGGGAGCTGATTTTATTGTCAGTACTTCAGAAGAGGACCATAAATTCTCTAACAGATATGCAGAGGTTATCGAGCTTCCAATAGGCTATTCCGGTCCTATATCAATAGGAGACACTCTTCTCGTACACCACAATGCTTTTAAGTTTTACAACGATATGAGAGGTCGTCAAAAAAGCGGCAAGAGTTTTTTTAAAGATGACTTATTCTTTATTGAAACAGACCAATTCTTTTTATACAAAAAATCAGATACCTGGTATGCTTACGACAAGTATTGTTTTGTTAGACCAATTCCTGCTACAGCATACTACATAGAGAAGTTCTTAAAAGAAGAACCTTTAATGGGGCAGATGGTTTATCCGAACCAATACCTTTTAAGTAAAGGCGTAAAGCAAGGAGATGTTGTTTGTTTTTCTCCTGATAGTGAATATGAGTTTACTGTGGATGGAGAAAAATTATACCGTATGTATGACCATCAAATAACTATGAAGCTATGATAAATATTGTAGATGATTTTTTAGAAGAAGGAGTTTACGATTCTATTTATAAGTTGTTATTAGTTAATGACTTTAGAGCTGTAAAAGTTGGAGATAAAGATTTTTGGGTTCAATATAGCAATGAAGTTTTTGATAAATATGTTTTAGAAAAGCTATCTGCTATTGATGGAGTTAAAAGAGAATCTCTATTAGCATTTTTTAGAGTAGCAACTGAAGAGTTCGATACTGATTGGAGAATACACGCAGACTCAAAAGTAGGCGATGTTAGACCCGAAAGAGCACTTGTGCTATACATATCTTCATCTACAAAAGAAGGACTTCACGGAACAGCTTTTTGGAAGCATAAAAAAGTTGGATATGAAATGCCTTTAAATGTTTCTAATGAAGAAGCAGATAGATTTCTTTTAGAAGAAGCTAATAGCTTAGATAATTGGGAACTTCATTCAGTAGTAGGATATAGACCTAATCGAGCTGTTATATATCCTTCTAACTACTTTTATAGTAAATATCCAAACACGGGTTGGAAAGAAGGTAGAATGGTATATGTAATGTTCTATAGATAGTATTATGACAAGTAGAGAAACAAAATTAAGAATTATTGCTGCAGGTCATAAAGCAGTATTGGAACTTATAAAAGTTGCAGAAGAATCAATATTAAATCCTGATATGGAAGGAGATGATTTGGCTGCAGATAAATTAAAAAATGCTGCTGCTACAAAAAAGTTAGCTATATTTGATGCGTTTGAGATTCTAAATAGAATAGAGTCTGAAAAAGAAAGTCTTGATATGGCTGAAAAAGGAGTAAGTAGAACTGATACAAAACAAGGATTTGCAGAAAGAAGGTCAAAATAATTTATGTACTGTAGTTAAGAACTATATCCCTTCCCATTCTATCAGTATGAAGAATGGCAATAAGTCTTGGGTATATGGTTACAATGACCAATTTGATGTTATAGTAATATCAAAAACAGGCGAGATTGGAGATGTTGTCAATATTGCAGGTCTTTATATCGCACTCCCTAAAACTCCTAAAGACTGCATTAAAAGAAGTATTACAAAATCTGAACAGCATTGGGAAAGAGAACCTCTTCCAAAACAACTTGCAAGAATACAATCAATATTCCAATGGAACGAAATGCCATCTGAATTTAAAAACAAATGGGTAGATTACATTGAGAATGAATTTGATTGTAGAGAGCAAGGAGTTTGGTTTATGAATAATGGAGTTCCTACTTATATAACGGGTTCTCATTATATGTATTTGCAGTGGTCAAGTATTGACGTTGGTTATCCTGACTTTCGTGAAGCAAATAGAATTTATTGGATTTTTTGGGAAGCGTGTAGAGCCGACTCAAGAAGTTTTGGAATGATATACCTTAAAATCAGACGTTCAGGATTTTCATTTATGTCTTCGTCTGAATGTGTAAATGTAGGAACTCTTGCGCGTGATTCGCGTATAGGAATATTATCAAAGACAGGAGCCGATGCTAAAAAAATGTTTACAGATAAAGTTGTTCCTATAAACAGTAGACTTCCATTTTTCTTTAAACCTATTATGGATGGTATGGATAAGCCAAAGACAGAGTTGGCTTTCCGTGTACCGGCATCTAAGATTACAAAGAAGAATATGTATGAGAACGACACAGAAATTGTCGAAGGATTAGATACATCAATAGATTGGAAGAATACAGAAGATAACTCTTATGATGGAGAAAAGTTATTGTTTTTGGCTCACGATGAATCAGGAAAATGGACTAAGCCAAATAACATAAAGGAGAATTGGCGAGTAACTAAAACTTGTCTTAGATTAGGTTCTAAAATTATTGGTAAATGTATGATGGGCTCAACATCAAATGCATTATCAAAAGGTGGTCAAAACTACAAAGATATGTTTGAGGATTCATCGGTTAAAACCCGTAATGCCAATGGTCAAACTAAAAGTGGGTTATACGCTTTGTTTATTCCGATGGAATGGAATATGGAAGGATTTATTGATATGTATGGGTTCCCTGTATTTAGAAAACCTGAAACTCCAATAAAAGGGATTGATGGTATAATGATAAAGAATGGTGCTATTGATTATTGGGAAGCTGAAGTTGATTCTCTTAAGAATGATGCTGATGCGTTAAATGAATATTACAGACAGTTTCCAAGAACAGAGTCTCACGCATTTAGAGATGAGAGTAAACAATCATTATTCAACCTTACCAAAATATACCAACAGATTGATTACAACGACAGTTTAATAAAAGAGCATTATATTACTCGTGGTACTCTTCATTGGAGAGATGGAGTAGAAGATACGCAAGTGTTGTTTACTCCTGATTCAAGAGGAAGATTTAGGGTTAGTTGGACTCCTGCAAAACACTTGCAGAATAATGTACATACAAGAAATGGAATGAAATATCCAGGCAATGAGCACATTGGGTCTTTTGGTTGCGACTCCTATGATATATCTGCAGTAGTTGGCGGTAGAGGGTCTAACGGTTCTCTTCACGGACTTACTAAATTCAATATGGATGATGCTCCTTCAAATGAATTTTTCTTAGAATACATTGCAAGACCTCAAACAGCAGAGATATTTTTTGAAGAAGTATTAATGGCTTGTGTGTTTTATGGTATGCCAATTTTAATTGAGAACAACAAACCGCGATTACTTTATCATTTTAAAAATAGAGGTTATAGACAGTATTGTCTAAATAGACCTGATAAGCAATATAATAAATTAACCAAAACCGAGCGTGAACTTGGAGGGATACCTAACTCTTCTGAGGATGTAAAACAATCTCACGCTTCTGCAATTGAGTCATACATAGAAAAGTATGTAGGAATAGATTTTACAGGAGATTATAGAGATGGAGGAGATATGGGTACTATGCCATTTACGCGAACATTAGAGGATTGGGCGAAATTTGATATTAACGATAGAACTAAATTTGATGCGTCTATTAGCTCAGGATTGGCTATTATGGCTAACCAAAAGCATTTATATGTACCGGAGAAAAAAGATTCAAAAATAAGTATTAACTTCGCAAGGTATTCTAATAGTGGTTCAACAAGTCAATTAATTCAATGAAAAACGTAACAATAGATATTACATCGTCAGCATTTCCTAGTCAGTTAGCAACTGATTCAGAGAAAGCAACAAAGCAATTTGGACTTCAAGTTGGTCAAGCTATCCAATATGAATGGTTCAGAAAAGATGGTAGCAATTGCAGATACTATGGTCAATGGAGGGATTTCCATAGATTAAGACTGTATGCAAGAGGAGAACAATCAATTGGTAAATATAAAAATGAATTGGCTATTGATGGCGATTTATCATACTTGAATTTAGATTGGACACCTGTTCCTGTCATACCAAAGTTTGTTGATATAGTAGTTAATGGAATGTCCGATAGACTATTCAAGGTTAAAGCGTATGCACAAGATGCTATGTCTCAATCTAAAAGAAGTAAGTACCAAGATATGATTGAGGGTCAAATGATTGCAAAACCCGTGCTAACTCAAATTAAAGAGAGTACAGGATTTAATGCTTTTACGATGGACCCGGATAAACTTCCTGAAACAGATGAGGAGTTATCTTTATTTATGCAACTTAACTACAAACCTGCTATTGAGATAGCAGAAGAAGAAGCTATAAACACAATTTTTGATGAGAATCACTATAATGATATTCGTTGGAGATTAGATTATGATGCTACAGTACTTGGTATATCTATAGCCAAACACGAGTTTCTTCAAGGAACAGGAGTTAAAATATCTTATGTTGACCCTGCAAATGTGGTATACAGTTATACTGAAGACCCTCATTTTAAAGATTGTTTCTATTGGGGAGAAATTAAAACTCTTCCAATCAGTGAGTTAATGAAAATTGACCAAAGTCTTACTAAAGAGGACTTGCAAGAAATAACACAATACAGCCAGGGATGGTATGATTATTTTAATGTAGCTCAGTTTTATGAGAACAGTATATTCTCAAGAGATACTTGTACGTTAATGTACTTTAACTATAAGACTACCAAGAAGATAGTATATAAGAAAAAAATACTTGAGAACGGTGGTTCTCGTATAATTCAAAAAGACGATACGTTCAATCCTCCAACAGAGATGATGGAAGAAGGTAACTTTGAGAAATTGGAGAAAACTATTGATGTATGGTATGAAGGAATTATGGTAATGGGTACTAATATCCTTTTACAGTGGAAGATGTCTGAGAATATGGTTAGACCAAAGTCCGCATCGCAACACGCGCTACCAAACTATATAGCTTGTGCACCAAGAATGTATAAAGGAGCTATAGAGTCTTTGGTTCGTAGAATGATACCTTTTGCTGACCTTATCCAAATTACTCACTTAAAACTACAGCAAGTAATTAATAGAGTAGTACCTGATGGTGTATTCATTGATGCTGATGGTTTAAATGAAGTTGATTTAGGTACCGGAGCAGCTTATAATCCTGAGGATGCTTTGAGATTATATTTTCAAACAGGGTCTGTTGTGGGTAGAAGTTTTACAGGAGATGGAGACTTTAACAACGCAAAAATTCCTATCACACAATTAAGCTCTAATGCAGGTACGGGTAAAACTCAAATGCTTATTACTAATTATAATCATTATATGGATATGATTAGAACGGTAACAGGTTTGAACGAAGCAAGAGATGGCTCTACTCCTGACCCTAATTCATTAGTTGGTTTACAGAAATTAGCAGCTTTAAATTCAAACACAGCTACTCGACATATATTAGAAGGTGGATTATATATCTATCGTTCAATGGCTGAGGCTTTGACTTATAGAATTGGAGATATTTTAGAATACTCTGACTTTAAAGACGAGTTTATTAATCAGATTGGTAGGTACAATGTATCTATTCTAAACGATATAGCTGACCTTTACATTTATGATTTTGGTATCTTTATTGAAGTTGCACCTGATGAAGAGCAAAGAGCACAGCTTGAAGCCAATATCAATATGGCATTGTCTAAAGGAGATATTAATCTTGAGGATGCTATTGATATACGCGAGATTAAAAACTTAAAACTTGCTAACCAATTGCTTAAAATGAAGCGAATTAAAAAGCAAGACCGTGAGGAACAAACTGCTATGCAGAAACAAAAAATGATTGCTGACCAACAAATACAATCTCAGCAATTAGCAGGTCAAACGGCTATTCAGAAAATGCAAGTTGAATTGCAAACAAAAATGCAATTGAAACAAATGGAAGTTGAGTATGATATTAAGAAGATGCAAGTAGAAGCCGAATTAAAATCTCACTTAATGGCTGAGGAGTTTAATTACAATTTGCAAATTAATGGTATGCAGTCTCAAACTTTGACTAAGAAACAGCAAGATGCTGAGAACGCTAAAGCAGAACGTATAAGCCTTCAAAATACCCAACAGTCAAAGTTAATAGACCAACGTAAGAACAACCTTCCTCCGTTGAATTTTGAGTCAAATGAGGACAGTCTTGATGGATTTGACTTATCAGGATTTGACCCTCGATAAAATATAATAAAAATGTTTACATTTGTAAAAAATTAAATCAAATCAAAATGAAAGTAAGATTATTAGATGGTACAGAAGAAAAAGGTACAGCTCAAGTAGAACAAGAATTACTTGAGAAACACGAACAGCAGTTTCAAGATGTTAGATTACCAGGGCAGGAGCCGAGAATAGAAACTCCTATTGTTGAAACGCAAGAGATTGTTATACAG